AAACATGGAAAAGAGAAGCCTCGCAGAAGATTACGGATTCCGCTATCATATCAACAGTCATATCGAGCACGGAATGGAAAAAAAAGGCTGACAAAGCCTCACTAATCAGCCAGATCAATCAGTCTGCGGAACAGATCAAGATCCGTGCAAGCATCATAGACCTGCAGGGCAACATCAGTATCACGGATATATCTAACGATGCCATGAATACTATCAAAAACTATAGCATCACAGCGCTATCAGATGCGAAAAAGTATACGGATGACTGTGATGTACTGGTTCTTAAAGACTCGCAGGACTATACACGGACGTATACATTGTCGGAAATCGGAAAACTGGAAGCATCCGGAGAAAATCTCGTCAAAGGATACCGATTCTCTGACGATAACATTAAAGCATTCTGGAACACGGCCGGGACAATCAAGACAGGACAGAATGATCCGGATGGCGGGAAAAACGCAGTGGCTATCGTTGCGGACGCAGCGAATTGCTATTTGGCTTCAAAAAGAAACGAAAACACGATAATCAACGCCACAGGCCGATATACAGTGACCTTCTGGGCCAAGGCATCAAAAGCGCAGACAGTGACATTCTCCTTTAACAAGGTCAGCGAAAGCATCGGTCTGACAACATCCTGGAAGAAGTTTTCTTTCATAAGAGATATCACGAGCATCGCAGCATCCGGAAGCTTGATTATATTCGGAGGAAGCAACTCGATCAGCACCGGCGATGGAATTATCTATATTTACCGGCCAGACGTGCGGCACGGATATTCTTCGGAAGATATATTCAATTTACTGACCAACAACGGAAACATCCAGGGCATGTACATGACCGGCGGCAAGCTGTACTGGAACGGAGTTTACATCAAGTCAAAGTCTATAACTACGGCTGCACTTGCGGCCGACAGTGTAACAGCTGAAAAAATTAAAGTAGATGATCTGTACTCTTTGAAAGCAAGCATAGCCGGGTTCAAGATCTCATCAGATACGATATCACATCAGAGTACTACAAAACCTGCAAGTGGCATCGGACAGACTTATTACGACACATATTTTTCATCCAAGAATAAACGTCTTACTTTTCGAAAGGGTCCCGGAACATCTGATTATATGACGTTCAGCATAAATGGTCTAAGAACCAGCAACTGGAAATGCTTAGATCTGATATCGGATGCGGATACAGAGGCTGGTGGTGATTTTACCAGCGGAAACCATCACTCTTTAGGATGCACAAATATTTACGGAGCACTATATGTTGCAGAAGGCCTCAGAGTTGCCGGAACTAAACAGGCAGTTCGCCAAACAGAAAACTACGGAGAAAAAGGAGTTTACTGCTACGAAACTCCAACACCACTGTTTGGAGATATCGGATCCGGAGAGATATCAGAAGATGGAAAATGTTATATTGACATCGAAGATATCCTGAAAGAGATGATCAACACAGGAATACAGTACTATGTTTTTTTACAGAAGCGCGGAGAAGGAGATCTGTATGTTTCGGAATGCCGTCAGGATTATTTTTTAGTAACCGGTACACCTGGTCTTAGATTTTTTTGGGAATTGAAAGCAAAACAGAAAGGCTATGAGTACAACCGGTATGAAGGCGAGGATAGAATGGTAGGATTTAAACAGATAGCATATGACGATGAGTACCTGAACGATATAGAAAAACTCATCGAGGAAAGAGAGGGAATATGAAAGTATTAACAAGCTTTATAGCGCTGAATACAGGAGAGGGAGAAAGAATCTCTTTTACCTATTCGGAAGTAGCTGAAGACGGAACAATCATCAGTCAGAACAACAAGAAAAACTTCCTGGTACTCAATAAAGAGCTGAAAAATCATATCAGTGAAATCAAAAAGTACATCGAAGATACACACCTGACAGAATAGGAGATGAGAATATGAAAATCAGAGCAGAGCCGGAAGGCTCTTATTTTTATACTTAAAATTGCGCCGGCGCAATACCGGAGAAAGGGAAAATAATGAAAGAAAATCACATCAAAGCAATTTTTACAGCTATCTTTGCACTGATCAGTTCCGTACTGGGGGTACTGACAGTGCCGGTCCTCCTTATGGTGGCCTGCAATGTTCTCGACTATGCCACAGGTCTTATGGCATCTACATACAGAGCTGAGGATATCAATTCATACAAAAGCATTCGTGGAATCATGAAAAAAGTGAGCATGTGGCTCCTGGTGATTGTAGGAGCAATCATTGATCAGCTTCTTTTATATGCTTCCCAGACTGCAGGCATCACTTTACCATTTACATTCCTGGTGGCCTGCATTGTGGCAATCTGGATTATTTGCAACGAGATCATTAGTATCCTGGAGAATATCAAAGATATGGGAGTAACAATTCCAACATTTCTGATTCCGCTTGTAACACATGTAAAGTCTCAGGTGGAAGATAAAGTTAATATCAATCCAGAAAACGAAGATTCAGAGGGCGAGTGATCGTCCTCTTAGGAGGAAGAACATGTTAAAGATCATGGGAAAATCACAGGCCAGCATTGACCAGATGAGGGCCTACATTAAAAAAGTAAATCCGCAGGTGTCCGATTCGGTCACAAAGATGATTCCGTTATATATCACAGAAGGAGCTGCAGAAGGAGTTCGCGGAGATATTGCCTTCGCTCAGAGCTGCCTGGAGACAGGAAACTTCACATTTGCAGGTTCAGCAGTAACTTTCGATCAGAATAACCTCTGCGGTCTTGGTGTAACTAAAACCGGTATGAAGGGCAACAGCTTCAGAACACCGGCAGAAGGCATCCGTGCACAGATCCAGCACCTGCAGGCCTACGCATCCACAGATCGGCTGAAGAACCGTTGCGTGGATCCACGCTATACATACGTCAACAGAGGCTGTGCGCCTTATGTGGAGTGGCTTGGGATTCAGGAAAATCCCAAAGGACAGGGCTGGGCATCCGGAAAGAACTATGGACAGAAAATCATCAATATCCTGAACGGCATATTATCTATTAAGGCATCAAAGAAGGCATTAAAAACAGAAAAGGAGAGTGTTACCATGAACATTATCAAAATGATCAGCAAGAAGAACTGCTATATCGGCCAGAACAAACCTGCTTACATCGTGATCCACGAGACAGACAACTGGAGCAAGGGCGCAGGTGCAAAAGCCCATGCTACAGCCATGAAGAATGGCAATCTGGCCGGAACCGTGCACTACTATGTAGATTCCAAGTCTGTTTACCAGACACTCGATCACAATGACGGAGCCTGGGCCGTGGGAGATGGAAAAGGAAAATACGGTATCACAAACCGTAACTCTATCAACATCGAGATTTGTGTAAATCCGGAAACAGACTACTATAAAGCGGTAGATAAGGCGGAGCAGCTGGCAGCACAGCTTCTGAAGCAGTATGGATGGGGAACAGATCGCCTGAAACGCCACTATGATGCTTCCAGGAAGAACTGCCCGCGCCGGATCCAGGCAGAAGGACGCTGGCCGGAATTTGTAAAAAAGACTGTAGCATATATGAAGGGAGCAACGACAGTGAAGAATACGACAACAAAGAACACCGTAACATTAACCGACAAGATTGAAGTCCAGTTCCCGGTTATTCAGAAAGGCAGCAAAGGAACGGCTGTGTCCATGCTGCAGGCCATGCTCGGAGTAAAGGTGGATGGTGATTTCGGAAACGATACAGATACCTCGCTGAAAGCATTTCAGAAAAATGTAAAGCTCACAGCAGACGGGATTTGCGGAAAAGACACTTGGACAAAGGTGATTGAACACATGAAAGCCAACACAAAATAAGCATAAGAACAGGTAAGAATGAAGCGATAGCTAACAAATAGCTAACATTATTCGGAAAAAGCCTGAGAATAAAGGAATTTCTGTTTCCGTACAGGAAGCTGCTGACGCTGGCAAATTCTGATTTTAGATAACGAAAAATAGTGGGAAAGGCTGTAAACCTTAGGGTCTATGGCCTTTTTCTTTTTGCTCTGCAATAGAACAAAATATTCTCAAAAAGTGCGAAAAAACAGTAATAGCGAACACGTAGCTAACATTTTTGGGGAATTTATGAAATATTTTTTGGAGAAATTCATAAAATAAATCAAAGCGGCAGGGGAGATACTGAGAATATTTATGGAAGCGCTTGAGGATTATATTAAACCGGAATTGCTGATCACAGCGATCGCTT